ACCGGGTTTACCGTGTGAAAGTCAACCTGCACGAACCGATCCTCGAAACCGTGTCTAACGACACTGTCTCGGGTATCGCTCCTGCACCGACTGTGTCATACGTCTCCAGATGTTTGATGGAGATGCTGGCACCAGAACGGGGATCTCTGCAAAACCGAAAGGATTTGCGGAAGATGCAGTATCAGCTCTGCAATGAAGCGCAATATATCGCGCTTGCAGAAACTCTGATCCTCCCGTACTGATCACAAAGGATATCTAATGAAACGCAAGCAAGTTGACTTGTTCGAGCAAACTTTGTTTGCTCTTTGCGAATCAATCGATACCCCTAGGGCCCTATCCACGTGGTTGTGCTTTAAATACAACCAGGCGGCTCTTGTAGAGCTTCCCCCGGTGGATATTGCAACTAATGACACTGCTGCTTTCGCCTCCGATTATTTCCTCTCCGAGTACGTTAGCAAGTACAAGGGGTTGAAGATTGGAGTAGATACGGCAGCCGTCGCCCTCGAAAAGTGGAAACTTTCCGAGTCTCAGTGTAAATCTACAAACCTTAAGTTCAAGGCTTTGCAGAAACGACCATTAACTGGTCGCGTTGATAGCGTTCTCTTCAGAACGCAACGTAAAATTTCTGCTCTGCTTGGACCCCTCGAAAGAGGAAAGGCTGTAGATATATTGAGAAGTTGCAAGTTCGGACCTGGAGCCACTTTCGACTTACGTCGCGAGTGGGCAACTCTAGACAAGAAGATCTCACGTGTTACTTCGGTTACTGCATCGGCTCTCCCCTGGTTCAGGGCTGTTGTCGAGTCAGATCCCCATTGGTGCGCTGTCCTCTTGGGAGAAATCCCTTGGGGACCGTGCTCCTTACTCTCGGTCAATTTTAATATTGTTCGAGGGTCAAGGTTTCTGACAGTGCCGAAGTCCGCCAAAACCGACAGATCAATTGCCGCAGAACCTACTGGTAATTCTTATCTCCAGCAGGGAGTGTGGCAGTATATGGTCCGTCGGCTTAAGCGGGTTGGTGTCAGACTAGACCTTCAGTCTATCAACCAGGATGCTGCGCGGAATGCGTATCATTCTGGCTTGTCCACACTCGATTTGAG